AGTGTAGTTTTGAACTAGATCGGCCTCACCCTTCATGAAGGTATAAGCCTCAATCAGAGAGCCGTACAGCATGGACACAGAAGCATTAGTGCTCAACCATGTGGTTCCGTCCTCAGCGCCAGCAGTAAGGCTCTGTGGCCTATAGAAGTAGTGCAATTCAACAGCATAAGCTGCGTCAGGCGTTGGACCTAATATGAAATTGTCTATATCAAACTGAGCATAGTATCTAGGAACGCCAGTTGTTCCATCATCAGGGTTAAAGGACTGCACAAAGTTCACATCCTTAAACAAGACGAACTCTTTGTTGCCACCAGTAGTGAATGAAAGGCTATACGGGGCGAGATAATCGCTTGGAAGAGCGAGATATTGGTTGCTCGCGGTCATATTACCCGCTTGATTCTTCCGAAAAACCTCAAGCTGCGCTATTTTAAGAATGCGCTCCTCAGTGTTTTTGATGAAAATATCAAGACTATTCACAAAGGTTGTCTCTGTGTTTTCAGTGTAGTCCTGAATCGCGGTCTTTAATTGTGCGTATGTAAAGCTCATGATATATTCACCGTAACGCTACCAACTGAGCCAGTAGCAACCAAATTGTTAGGGGTTAAACCCTCATCGTATGCCATGCCTACAGGATTCCAGCCCCATTGTATATTGTCTTGTTGCGCAACGTTCTGCTGAGGACGCGGGTTGCGCAATGCTTGTGGGTCGGGGGTGGCTCGAAGCGGTTCAAGCTGTGGTTGTTTGGCTTCCCACTCGTCTTTACCCACGAGAAGGCCGTTCCATTCCTTCCGCATGTCTCTAAGGCGGTATCTGAACCCAGAACGGTCAGATATGCCGTATGCCCACTTACCTGAAGCATACTTAGACATAACGGTAATTCCTCAAGTCTGGCGCAACGCGGAAGGATGCGCGATCACGATCCTCGTCCATTGCACGGCCAATTTCCTCTTCATAGACCGTTTTAAGCAGTTGTGCGCGGTCTGGAGCGCGTTTTATGGCGATATAATAGGCCAATCCAGCGGCTAAAGCAGGGTAAAAACGGAAGGGAACTTGCAGTGTATTCGTGTAATTATCGGCGTCATCTAGCCTAATTAGGGCGTCATAAATGACCACATCTGTGCTATTATCGGGCAAAGGCCACATCTTTATGACGGGATTTATCAGCCTATCCACGAAATATTGCGTAGGACGGCCTGTTGTGGATTTTGTAGGTATGTTAAGGTATTCGTCCCTACTTATGCGATTTAGGGCGTAATCGGTGCCATCTCGACGTACAACGAGCGATAAAACGTCAATTGTGGACGTTCCAAGGTCATAATCACCGTCCCCAGAGGTCACTGTGAAGGTCTTTTGGGCTATAGTCCATTGGTTTAAACCACGGTTTGCCCAGTCGGCAAACATCAAATTCATGGACCTTTTGGCTGTTTTTAGGTCATATCCGGTGCGAACTTCCAAGCCACAACGCTCAAAAGCCTCTTCAACGTAGTCAGCTACGTCTAATTCGAAGTTTGTTGAGCCTGATATAGTCATTTGCTTTTCCCTCGTGACGAGCTTTTCTTACGTTTTACAGGAACACACTTGTCTTTTCCAGCTTTTGTTCCAGCGAAGCGGTATCCCTTCCAGCAAGCCTTGCCGTCAGCACCCTTTTTCTTGCCTTTTGTCACCTGTTTAGACGATTGTGATCTTCCTATAGCCATATTAGCAATCCCAAGCCTTGCGCGACCAGTAATTCGCGCTGAATTTATCAGTTGTACCTTTAATTCCGCCTGATCTGGCGCAATAGCTCTTCTTTCTTGCTGGAATGCCCTTTTTTATGGTCATTTTAGGGTCCCCAAAGCGTACAATCTTGGTTTTGTCGCCTTTTTTGGCAAGAACGGCGAACTTCTTCTTCCCACCGGGGGTGCGTTTCGGCTTATTGTAGCCTGAAAACTTCTCTCCGCTTTTTTCAACAGACATTAAGCACCTATTGGTATGAATTGACGGGCAACAAGTGACTTCTTGTTTCCCGCCATTTTTTATTTAAGACAAAAAGATTGTCAGATCGTTATTAGCACCCGTGAACGCGTTGATAAAAACGCCAGCCGTAGCTAGGACGCCATCATCAGGAATGTTCAGGACGTGCATTCCTACAGGGAATGGCTGGACAATCAAATCCTCACCAGACCCTGAACCGTTTTTCATCGTAAACGATCCAGCAGTTTCTGCGTAGATCACAACTTGACGGATGCGAGAGCGTGTAGGGCCAACGATTGCAGCCGTTGTCCCCTGCGCCCAAGCATACGCCTTTACTGGTCCAGCCATGTTAGCCTCCTATTACGCTAAGTTGTTGTTTTGCGCGTACAGAACTGTGAAACGAACCAAACCTGCGGTTGTAGCGGCAGAAGCAGTAACAGTCAGTCGAATATCTGCCGTACCTGTATCTTGCCAAGCCAAAGCAGCGCCAGCTTGAGTCGTAGGATACTTGCGACCCGCATCTGTACCACTAGCATAAGTGTTTAGAACGGTTGCAGCACCGCCAACTGTGTCACCAACACTCAAGTTAGTTGTAGTGTTTGCTGCCGTAATAACATCAATCACCAAGTCAATAATTTGAGAATTTGCAGGAATTACAACGTCAGTTACGACTGCCGCTAAAGCACCACCAGATAAATCTGCTGAGAAAGTTTGCGTCATAACAACTTGACCAACGTTTGCAACGTCAGAACCAAGAGTTGTTCCTGTAGTATTTTTAATGGTTCCAGCCTTTATCGGGCCTGAAAAAGTAGTATTACCCATGTCTATCTCCTGTCTGGGTTAAGTCAGTCACGGGATGTGACTGTCAGGGATAACCCAACAATACAACAAAGCAGAACAAAAAGAAAGAGGCGATCCGAAGACCGCCTCTGACTCAACTGAAAGATCAGTTTATTACGCTCCGGGCGAACCGAATACAGCGCGTGGATCGGAATAGCCGAAGCTATAACGCTCACGAGCTTTAAAGCGCATGTTGCCTGTGTCGAAGTCGGCTTCCATGTTTGTGCGCATAGGTGAACGCTCAAAGTGCTTGAAGCCGTTAGGCGCGTCAGTTTTGATGAAGAACGCATCTGGGTCTGTCAAGAAGTGGTTAACAGTGTAACCCTCTGGAAGCATACCCATGTTGCGAATTGCGTTTACATCATTATCTGCTGTGCCAACACGCAATGTTGATTCCAACAAACGATCTGCAACGAATTGCAGTTGTGGTGGAATAACCATTTTAGTGCCGCGCAGAGCAATAATCATGTTACGCTCATCTACGAAGGTCGAGATGTCAATCAACGCATTTTCCAACGAAGTTTCGTTGAGATCAGCCGCTGTTGATGGCTCGTTGCGGAAAGTACCGCCACCTGAAAGCGGGTGAGCAGTCGAGCAAAGCTCAACGCCGTCACCACCAGCGAAGCTAGAATTAAACGCGTTGTTTAATACTGCTGCCGCTTTAACCTGCTTAGTGTGTGCCATAGAACGCGCAAGCGCCTTCGTATAGCGAGCACCAAGACGGTCATACAGGTTGTCTTCGATTGCTTCTTCAGTCAACGCGAATGCAAGAGCAACTGTCTCGTGTGAGTAACGAGCAGTGTACGCTTCATTTGCGTTGTCAAATTCGACGCCAGAACCTTCGGATTTTGTGGGAGCATTCCCAAATCCGACGAGCATGACCTCTTCTTCAAACGCACGGTCTGAAGATTCTGTGTCAAAGATTTCAGCATGTTCGCCTTCGTAGCGATCATACTCCATGCCGAACAGAGCGTTGAGGCCCGGTTCTAGCTCTTTGACGAGTTGTGAACGTGAAATAGCCATAACTCAGTCTCCTTATGCCAGACCCGCAGTGCCAGCACTGAACAGGTGGTTGTTGATTTTTACGATCACGTTAGTGTTCGCGGCGGAAACATCGCTATTCTCAGGGTCTTGAGAAATGTCGATTGCCTTGAGTGCTAAACCAGCGGTTGTAGCACCAGTAGAGACAGCCAATTCCATGCGTGAAGTACCACCAGTGGTGCTTCCTACAGGGCTTTGGTCAACAATATCGAAGTTGCCAAACAAGTCAGCTATAGGGAATGCAGCATTTGCTTGGATTTCGAAAGTTGCACTAGGGTCATCAATCACATTAGCGATGATTTCCGTAGCTACGGTGTCAGCAGGCCAATAGTTTGAGTAGACAATGCTACCTGTGTTATCGACATATGAACAGCCATTAAATACGCCCAGAATCAAATCAGTCGCACCAGCAACAACACGTTCAATACCGCCACCAGTGACGGCTTTAACCATGTCACCTTGGAAGATATTTGTGTCGTACCCGGAGGCAATACGATACCGATTCTGACGCTGCGAGCTAGTGCTCGTGCGAACAGGGCGAAGGCCAAAAGAAGCGTCTTGGTTAGACATCTTTACTCTCCTTCAGAGTTCCCGCGTCCTCTTTGTCCGAAAGACACGGAAGATTTACGTTGAGGATTTAGTTTAGGCATGGCTGGGTTGTTTTCACGCATCCAGTCACGATCCACTGCGTCCAATTGATTTTTTGAAACACCTTGATAGTGTCTATTCCGCTGTTCGGCCAATTCGTTAGGGATGCGTGCGAGAACAAGTCCACCGACACCAATGATGCCAGCGTTGCGTCCCTCATCTACTACAGGTCCTACATATTCGGGATATTCCTCAGCGCGAACGAGGTCCCAGCCTTCTTGCCGTTTTTTATGAACGTTTGTCTTATCGTCGAATTCCATTACAGATTCGCGTATCCAACGGTGTTTAAAACCGATAGGTGGTTCGGGGGCTTGCAAAGCAGAACCGGGTCGCCATTCTTGTAAACGCTCTGAGCGTTCCCGCGTGTTTGTTTCGCGTGGTGTCCTGTCTGCCATTTTAAGTCCTCCGACTGTTAATTTTTGCGACTTCTTTTGCGTATTTTTCAAGAGGAATCCTCATCTTTTTCGCAAATGCCACTTGACCCGGTGATAATTCCACCGCTTTCTTCCGCCCTGATTTTACTGACCGTCCACTGGACGCCGGAGCTACAGTCTGAGCGTTGGACCGTTTCCCCGTATTAAATTTCTGAGGCATCTCTTTCCGCATACGAGAGTCGATTTCTTTGTAGTAATCGTCTGACGTTGGGTCGAAGTCCTGCTCCAGAACAAGTTCTTCATGAATGGCTTGGGCGGCGCGTGTCATTACACGGTCACTACCAAACCAAGAGTTCTTTTCAAGCCAACTGTCCAACTTAGGATCACGCTGTTGAGGCGGAGCCTGACGCACAGGCTGTTGTTGCTGTTGGCGCTGCGGCTGTTGCTGTGCTGCTTGCTGAGCAGCTTGCTGTTGGCGTTGAAGTTGTATCTTCTGAACGCGGACCTTTTCCTTGGCTACAGCAATCTGAGACAACGTTTGCTGCGCTTTTGCAGCTTTCTCGTAATCTCCAGCTTCACTAGCCTCAGTATAGGCGCGAGTAGCTTGAACTTCTTGAGCCTTCAAACGGTTTTCAGTTTCAGAATTAAAACCAACGCTCATTTGCTGCAAACGCTGCTTCATCTGCGCGTTTTCTTGCTGAACGGTTTGAGCATACTGAACAGCCGCTTGAGCTTCTTCAGACGCAGCTTTTCGTTTTGCTGTTAACTGATTGATTCGACGCTGAACAGACTCGCTATAGTTTTCGAGTTCGTCATCGCCTTCAGATTTTTTACGAACATTTGTTCGGGTTTCTTCTTCGTCACCATCGGACGAGGAAACCTCATATTCGTCATTGCTGTCATCGTCTTCGACTTCAACAGATGCGCCATTTTCAAAATCTTCGTCTTCACGAATATCTTCAGACATAGCCATTTTCCTTGTTCTCCCTTGCCTTATACATATGAAATGTCTTTCGGGTCAAGAATTGTGGCGATAATATTATCGTCATTTATGATTCTAACCTCAAGACCTTCCACTTTGAACCTATTTCCACTATATCTTCCTATAAGAACCCAATCTTTCTCATTGCACCAAGAACCATTTGGGAACTTTTGGGAGTCAGCATAGGCATCTGGGCCTAGCTTCACGACATAAGCAGCTACCGTAGCAAAAGACTCACGCTCGCGAACGGCGTCAGGGACAATAATGCCCCCCTTGGTCTTTTCGCTTGGGTAGTAAGGGATGATAAGAACACGGTAGCCTGTAGGCTGCGGCAGTCTCTCAAGTGATGATGATTCCATCTTTGACGGATCATCTGCGTTTTTATTTTCACCACTTTTGCCAAAAGCGTTCTCAATAGGTTTTGGCAGTGTTGGATTGTTTTTTATAGCCTTTTGCGCTGCTTTCGCAACGTGATCAGGCACAAATAACTTGCTAGTCATCTGCGTACTCCATACCTTTCATCGCGGTTTTAATTTCGTCTTCGACGTAGGCCATCCCGCGTATTTCACCTACAACGTACCGATACTCCTCAAAGGTCTGTATCGAACTATCCGCGAGCCTGTCCTTTAGACGGGCATCACGCTCCCTTATGCTTTTCAGCAAATAATCTACTAAGTGTATAGCATCCATACCACATATAGTATGCTACTATACGGGAAACACAAGTACAAATACCAGAAAGTCAGAAAATTCCTTGGAACTTCTGGGGTCTGGCTATTTTGCTAAACCTACTTACTTTTTTTGGATGTGGTTTTTTTCTTTGCGGCAGGGCTTTTGGCTGCTTTTGGCTTTTCAACCCACGCTTCGTTTGCTGGCGTACTGGGGTCATCTTTAACAAAGTGTCCATCCTCATTCCGCGCCCTTACCATTTCAACCACAACAGGAACCTCAGACAGCCGCTGGGCTACCTTCTTTTCTTTTTCCTGCTGTGCCATTTTTTCTCTAACAGATGATGCCATTAGTTTATCCCTTTGTTCATTGCGTTCAAAGAGGCAATGTCGCGTTGGTTTTGCAACCGCTCTTCTGCAATTCTGGTTTTGTCATCAAGAGCGGATTCTGAGACATCAATACGCTGTTGCGCAATCAAGACATCATTCCGTTCTTTCTCCTTATTGAACTCCTGCTTGGCGTCAAACTCTTCTTGTTTGCGTTGCAAGTCTGCGGCCTTCAACTGAAGCTCTTGGTTCCTTATATCAACCAAAGGATCGCCCTGCTCTTCCGGCGTCATCGCCTGAACAAGCTCTTCGGTCAAGTCAGCAATAATCTGCGCGGCCATAGAGTCAATCTGAGGCTGCATTTGCTGCATAATTTGCTGCTGTGGATCAACAGGAGGCTGGCCCGGTGGTGGGGGCGGCTGCATCATTGCCTGTTGCTGCATCATCTGCATTTGCTCAGGCGGGATTTGACTCATTACTTCCTGTTGCGCCTGTGCCTCAGCAAGCATACCTATGTGCTCCTGTATGTGCCCTTGGAGAGCCATAATGGAGTTAGGGTTAAGCTGCATAGCCGGAGACGACATAATCGCCATGTGAGCCTCTATGTGAGCCTCGTGGTCTTGCTCAGGGAATGCCTGCAAAGGAGCGCCCATCAAAGCGTTCTGGTTTTCCTTGGAAGGATTGACCGGAGGGGGCGGAGGTGGGGGCGGTGGCAAGATGCCGTCGATATTCGTAACGCCCAGCGCCTCGTACATTTTACGGTACGCTTGGTACAGCCCCTGTGGACCGCCATGAATCTCTGGGTTTGATTGAACCATCTGCAACTCTGTCTGCGCCAAAGCAATGCGCTGGGACATGGAGAAAATGTTAGGATCAGATACAGGCAAAACGTCGATACGGTTATCGAAGTCCTGACCAAAGATTTCTGGACCTTGCTGCATGTCAGCAGGATAAGGATAAGCCTGAACAGTTTCCGCAAAAATCTTGGAAAGCAGCTTGAACTCAATCTTTTGAGAATAATGCAGCCGCTTGTGAATCGCGGACATAACCTTCGTGCCACGCTCCATGATAGCCATAGTCGTGCCTACGGGCGTGTCTCCGCTCATCTCACCGACCTTCATGTCAGCCATCGAAGCAAACCTGCGACCAGCGTCTACAAGCGTTCCAAGCAGATTATAGAGCGTCTGCGAAGGTTCCTTGAAGGGGAGGGGCATCAAGGAACCTTGCAGGGTGCCCCCAACTACATCAATATCGCGAAACTCGCCCGGTTGAAGGGGAGAATCTTCATCACGAATACGAGCGCCACGGGCTTTAAAGCCTGCTGGTAAGTTGGAGAGCGTTCCTGCATCAATCAATTGACGCAAAATGGACGTAGATGCCTGAGCCAAGCCACCAATCATGTGGGTCAAGCCAAGGCCATAGAAACCAAGACCCGGAAGAAACTTGTAATGCACAAAGTATTGCTTCGCACGTTTCATCGGGTCCATTGGATCGTAGTTCCTACGAACGGATAAAACATCACCGGAGTCGGCAATGATTGTAACAATATAAGGAAGTCGCAAACCTGTAGGCTCGCCATCTTCTCCCATATCCTCAAAGCCCTCAATATCCAAGGACGTGTGAACTTCATAAAGCGTTATGTCCTCAGAGGAACCTGAAGGATGAACGCCCTGAATATCATCAATAGATTCTTCAACTTCGCCCATAGAGGCATCGTCGTAGTTAGAGCCTGTAGGTAAATCAATGTCTTTGTAGAAACCAACAAGCTGCAACTTGCGAATGTCGTTAGAGTCCATAGTCAAACGGTGCGTAATGCGAGGAGAAGAAACCAAGTCGGAAGCGCCGTAAGGAACAATTACGTCTTCAGCAGCAATAAATCGGCTCACAGCACGACCCTTGAGCGGGTCAAAGTAAACTTTCTTGAAGGTAGAACCGATCACTGGGAGGTAAAACAACATCTGATCCATCTCTGGATCGTATTCTTCCATCTCGTAAGTAATCATGTAATTCATGTAATCTTTGACGCGCTCGGCTTGACGGGCCAATATTTCATTCTGCGCACCTACAACCTGTGTTCTAACAGGGCCAGTGGCAGGCAATAATTCTCGATACGCTTGAGCTTGGAACTGCGTAACGCTCTCCGCAAGCAACGGGTGAATAACGCCAGAAGAACCTGCAAACGGCTCGGAACGCTCCTCAGTCTTCATGCCAAGGAACTGAAGACCCTTCTTGTAAGTGTCTTCCCAATCCTGACGTGCTGAAAAGTCATCCTCAATTGAACCAACAAGCTCAGAGGAAATAGCCATCAAATCCGTCTCGTCAACAACATCAGCTAAGTTGCCGTCAAACGGGATTTCTTCCAAAGGCTCGGACTCTTCCTCGTATTCGCCAACAACGGCACTACCATCGTCAAATTCAGTAATGCCCGGAGTTGCTGGAAGCTCAGGTATTTCCTGCATACGCGTGGTGTCTTCAATAGCCGCTTCTATAAGAAGTTGCTCTGGAGGCCCACCCGCACCTAGTCCTTGCTCAATAGCCATTAGAAAATATCCTTTGTATTCCCCTCAAGCGGCTCGTAAATGTCAACATCGTCAAAGTCGGTGATAGGACCGCCTTTTTCAAACTCGTTGCAAACATTCTCAGCCGCACAGGTAAAGTCTAACTTAGTGCAGTAACCCACTTTAGCGCCTTCTTCCATGCCGATTCCGGTTTCAACGCAATCTAACATAAGGGCACGAATGTCATAATACTCGCAAACACCACATTTTTCTTTGCGTTTTTCGGAGGAACCGTATGAGTTGTCTTGAATGGCAGCTTCACGATTTTCATCGTTTACTTTGGATTCCTGAGTGGAAATGGGACAAAAGAACTCCTCCTCTATATCCATATCCTCAAAAACCTCGTCATCAACGACTTGGTTGATACCGGACGTAAGCTCATCCATGTCTATGTTGATGACGATTTTAGCCATTACTTTACTCCAGTAAATTTGGTTCCGCTAATAGCAGCACCGCCGCCACGAGAGTGACCTGAGTTTTCCATCTTAGTTGAAGGTGTGCCCTCTTTAGGCATGACCTCTTTGATAACGCCGTCTTTTTCAGTCGTTTTCATTACTTTACTCCTTTAAATTTCCCGCCACGGCCCTTCATGACTGCTTTACCTGAAGTTCCGTCGGTATCTATCTCATCCATCATTGCCTGAAACATCATTTCACGAGCTTTGTCTTCTTTCAACATCGTGTCGCGTGGACCGAAAGCAGTTCCACGAGCTAATGAGGTTTGCGATTGACCATCTTTTCCGTAAATAGTTTCTATCTGGTCTTTAAAATTTTTGCCGCGAACAAACTGCTGAGAACCGTCTTTATTAACAGTAGTTTTATAATTAGCCATTATTTCATTCCCTTGTACTTGCCGCCACGGCCTTTCATGACACAACCGTTCTTAGATTTTTTCTTGGGGGCAGCAACACCGCCGTCTTCGTATCCCTGAACTTTACCGCCGCGCATAAAAGGACGCGCTTTAGGACGCATTTGCCCTGTTGGCATCGCATCTTCAGAGGCACGCCTTCGTGCAGCATTGTTGCCACGAGCTACAGCGCCAGCTTCGCCACCGGGCAAACCTTGATCTCCCATAAGCATTTTCAACAATGCCTTGTCCATGTCTGAAACAGTCTTGCCAGACTCATTCGCCATTCCGCCCATGCCCATCAGGCGATCAGTGTCAGAAATAGTTTTACCAGATTCTCCACCCATAGCTTTTTTCAAAGCCATCATAATTGCTTGTTTGTCTGCCATAACAGCCTCCTAATAATATTCGCGTTTACGACTCTTTAAAAAAGCCGCGTCTTCTTCATCATCATAATCAGTAGGAGTAGTAATAAAACCACCCTGTCTAAAACGTAGTATAGCCTGAGTCATCGAATCCGCCAAGTCATCATGTTCGCCATTGGGAAACGACGCACATTCCTCCATAACTAAATCAGCAAAGTTAGTCTCAGGTGCCCACACCATGCCACTTTCAAACACAGGCGCACAGGCGTGCATACGAGTAAACTTATCAGCACCACGGCTCGGAGTAAATGGCGTTACAGGTATTCCCATACGCCGCAACTCCTGAGTCAACGGCATACCACTCGCCTTTTGCTCAATTAAAACCATGTCAGGATCATACAATTTGTAAGACTTTAAAGCCTCTTCCTTCAACTCAGGAAACTCCCAGCGACCCCTCTCAGCGTCCAAAAGGATAATATCGTCCTGTCGCGTCTCCTCATTATGGAAAATGCCCCAAGTCGTAATAGCACTATAGTCAGCCCTGTCGCTCTTGCTAAACGCAGTATCGTAACTCTGAATAATGTAGCTACAGTCAGGAGGATCATCCTTCTCCCACATCTTCCACCACTCGCGCTTGATAATCGCACCCTCTTCAGCAGTAGGGTTCTGCATGTACTGAGCATTCCACTTGCTAACCGGAATAGACGCCTTAACGCCCTCCAACTCTTCCAAGCTCCAATACTCAGGCCATAAAGGATCGCCAGAAGGCATAATCGCAGGAAACTCTACAATATCCCACTTGTCAGCACCCTTCTCACTTTGCTTTGATAAAACCTTCGCAGTTAGATCACGAATAGACCAACGCGTCATAACAATGATAATCGCACCACCGGGCTGTAAACGCTGGCGTGGGCCAGAAGTGTACCAGTCGTAAATGTGATCTAACGCAGTGACACTTAACGCATCTTGTTCCGAAACAGGGTCATCAATGATCGCCAAATCCGCACCTCGACCCGCCAACGCGCCGCCGACACCGACCGCATAGTATTCGCCGCCGCCGTTCGTGCTCCACCTACCACTCGCCTTAGCGTCAGTCGCCAAGCTAACATCCGGGAAAACATCCTTGAAATCCTCGCTCTCAATTAAATTCTTAATTTTTCTACCAAAACCAACAGCCAACTCAGCCGTGTGTGTCGACTGAATAATCTTCAAGTCAGGACGCCTGCCCATAAGCCAAGTCGGAAATAAGTAGCTCGCAAACTCAGACTTCGTATGGCGAGGCGGCATGTTAATAATAAGGCGCTTTAGCTTGCCGTCAGCAACGTCCTGCAACTTCTGAGCGTAAATCTTGTGATGCCTGCCCTCAATAAACTGAGGCCAAACATGCTTCACAAAACTCATGAAATTGTCGTGCTTCTCACTGCGCTTGTCTAACGTAGACAAACGCTCAAGCATAGGAGCAACCTTAGCTAACTCCTCGTCAGTTAGAAACTTGGAAAAGTCGCTAAGGTCATTCATCCTATTATCTCATGCTACCAAAGAAATTGTCGATATTCGGAGTTACAACACCGCCGTTCGCAAACTTATCAATGTTGCGCGTAACAACACCACCGTTTCGTTTAAGTTGAGGTTGACGAATCGTAAGGCCACCAGTTGTGGGCCTTGGAGTTGGAAGTACAGGATCAACTGGGTCAACAGTGCGCGGAGTACGCTTTTTGATCTTAACTTTTCTTCGACCAGTTCCATCACCTATCTCATCAATAGGCATACAAATGCCCTCTTCTGGATCAAACTCAAAACCCTCTTCGCAGATGCTGCTATCGTCGCCGATACTGGAATTGTCAATTTCAGGCACCTCCACTTCGGGTTTAGTTATAACCACTTCTCCGCCTTCTTCTTCAGGATTCGTGTAAATTTCATCTGAATTGACAATAAGAATTTCATCGTCGTCGTCAGAATTTTCGTTTGATATTTCGATGTCCTCTATGGCAATTCCATCGCCAGTGACTTTAATCTCACCGTCTTCATCGAAAATCACAACGGTGTCATCTAGGCCGTCTCCACTCGCGTCATAGTTGGCTCCCGCAAGACCAACTACAGACCCATTCTCATCATAAACAAACGTTCCGCCTTTCTTATATGCTTGAAGCTGCTCTTCAACACGCTTGTCTGTTGCCCCATCAATTTTACCAGCAAGTGTGAATTTGCCACCTAAAATGCTAAGTGGGTTAAACAGAGCGTCAATAACTCCAACAATAAAGTCTCCAGCATTATCCCCAAAGGTTTCCGGCCTTACGGTATCACCAGCTTTGTAAAGAGGCTTGCCGTCAGAACCAATCGGGCCATCTTCAGCGTGCTTCGCGTCTCCAAGCAAATCTTGAAGATAAGCAGTCTCAGCAGCGTTAGGCGTCTGACCACGAGCGCCATACAATGCAGCCTGCTCCTCAGCACTTAAGTTGCTTTCTTCAGGATCATACCCCTTAGCAGACACCTTATCCATCGCGGATAGATACAAATCAGTGGCACTTTCATTGCTAGTGCCAGAAAGTTGTGGATCAGCGGTAAAGGTGCCGTCTGAATTGTAGCCCTGAAACTCAATGCCTTGGAACTCTTTGCCAAGGTTTTCCTCAAATTGCTGCTCAGTAATCTTGCCGTCTAAAGAATCTTGAAAACCACGATTCTCAATCAAGTAAGTGCCAATGCGCTCTTGAGTCGCCGCGTCGAACTTATCGTTAATATCAACAATACCATTATCTACAAGGCCCTGAAGCGTAGAGCCAACAACCTGATATTTGCCAACAGGAGTGGATATTTTAGGAGTGCCATCTTCACGCAACTGGTTATTCTTCTTATTAACATCCTGAGAATAAGAAGCGTAAGAACCTTCGCCGCGCTTGGCTTGGAAAGCTAACACTTCAGCAATAGTCATCGTTGAGGGATTAACCCCAAAGTTGCCCTCTTGACCACCAAGTAAGCGGTCATAACCACCAGCGTCAGAAGTGCCCTCAACATCAGAAACACGATCCTTAATACTATCAATCGTAGATTCGTAAAGAACGCCACCCTTCTCTATATCTTCATCAGGAGTAGTGCCGCCAATCGGCAACCCAGTATTGAAATCAATGCCAGCCAACTCAGCTTCACTCTTGCGGAAGTCTTCAGGGCTAATATCATCCTCAGTCGGTACGGCAGTGCCGGACTCCATAGCCTCTATTACAGCCCTATCAATTGCTTCCTCTTGAGTCTCAAAAGCAGGACTCGTGCCAAGCGTATCGTCGGTAAGAGACTCGCCAGCAGAAAACTCAGTGCTAAAGTCAGTGCCTGTACCATCGTCAATCTCGTCAAACTCATTTACAGGGGCAGAGAAATCCAAAGCATCGTCAGGTAAACCATCAACAAAGTCGTAACGGTCATCAACAGGCTGACCATTCAATCCGCCATCAAAGCCAAAGTCATACGCATCAATACCCGCTGGATCGTTGTACGAAACATCGGCTCCATAACCAATCATTGCCTCCGCTAAATTACGATCTACACCAGCATTAACTAAATCCTGAACCTGTTGTGCAGAAGTCTTTTCAGTCGTTACAAAATCCTGAGCATCGTCAGGTAAATCATCAACGAACGTGCCAGCATCAACGCCCGGAAGCAAATTAGGTCCTTGAATATCAACAAAATCAAACTCATCCTCGTAGTCAGGAATGTCCATGCCAACATTCATGCCAGCCTCATCATAACCGCCAATATCAGAGACATCGCCCATAGCCAAATTAGTAATAACCGAAGGCGTGGCAGAAGCCGTGGTGCTCTCCAAATCAATGCCAGCGTCATAACCAGTGTTTCTGCCAAGAGCCTCCGCATTGCTACGAGCAATCTCACCAGACTCAAGTTTGTCACCAAATATACCAAGCTCAGAAAGCATCTGATCTATGGGATCAAAATCAATATCAAGAGACAATGGATCAAAACCAAGAGCGTCAGGAGAGCCAGTCATGACATTATCACGCATACCATTGTAGCCGAACTTCTCAATCTCTTCGTCAGAGATGCCAGCACCTCTAAGAATATCCGCGTAACTAATATTCGCGCCAGTAGGATCAGGGTCGTAAATACTAACAGGCTGACTCATAACCTGCTCTTCGTCTATGTCATAAGCCTCGCGCATCGCCTGATTGTTAGACGCGTCAACCTCAGCCTGAGTAGGCTCATAAGCAATACTATCCGCAGCAATTCGCGCTGCTTCAATTCGCGCTGCTTCAACACGTTCAGCCTCAATGCGCTCGTCCTCAATGCGCGATGTTTCAGCAACACGATACTCCTCAGCAACACGAGCCTCCTCAGCCAACCTAGCAGCTTCAATAGCAGGGTCAGGAACATAAACTTCAGGAACAACATCAACAACAGGAGCTACATAAGGATCGTAATCGTCAGCCTCAGCCGCTTCCACAAAATCATTGCCACTTGCAGTCGTCGTGTAATCAACAGGCTCTGCATACTCAGAATCCGTTAAATTAACGCCCCCAGCAGCGTCAATAGCCGCATTTAACTCATCATACGTAGGCGTGTAATCCTCATCGTCGTCGTCAAAATTGTACGGATCATTAAAACCCGTGGTAGGAATCTCGTCGTAAGTGCTGCCGTCATAACCGCCAGTGCCAGCAGTAGACGTGCCAGTGCCAACAGAAACAATAGGGTCAATGTAATCAGCAAAATCAGAAGAACTAACACCAGACGTTTGCTGCGCTACCTGCTCTGGCGTCAAACCACTTACAGATAAACCAAGCCTCGTATCACCAGTAGGATCATAAGCAGTGTAAACCCCGTCATCAACATCAACACCTAAACCGCCAGATGTAATAAAACCATCAGACGTGCTACTGCCATACGGATCAGCATCAACCGCCGCAATCTGCGCCGCAAAAGTATCCTGAAAATCGTTATCATTGTCACTATCACCACCAGAAGGAGGCGTGTAAGTGCTCGTAGGGGGCATGAACGAACTAATATCACCCGAATCAGCCGCCGCAGTGAAGTCATCCGCAAAATCATTCGTGCCGCCGCCAGAAGAACCACTGCCAGTATATCCATCAGCAGTCTCAGCCTTAACTATTTTGCCGCCAATATTAACCGTAGCGCCAACACCCTCAGCGTTAATTGCATCATAGTAATTGTCATATACAGGGACTGCTGGAGCGGCAGGAGGTCTAGGCGTAGAGCCACCGCCGCCGCCGCCGCCTCCACCACCGCCGCCACCGCCACCGCCGCCGTCATCTTCACCTCGAACCATTTTGGACATGAAGTCAAATTTAAACAGCATTAGCAAACCCTCGCATATCGACCAAAACGATCCCCGCGACGAGAAATACCAACCCCACAGTCAGGGTACAAGTCGCTCAAATAAGATCGAATATCTTTAGCCATAAAATAAACATCCTTACGCCCATTCGGCGCTATCATGTCCATGATTACCAGATGGTCACTAGAATTGCGACCAAAAACCTCAACACCACTGTAGTCGCCGCTCTTAACCTCGCCATCCGTAAGCCAAGCCCAAGTCACAAAACCAACGCACTTACCGTCACGATAAGAAAAACGAATCTTCTTACTCTTAATCGCAGGAAGTAAACGCCACGCAATCGTCTCACTCCGAAAACCACTGTACGGCTTAACAGTCGTCCATAGATTCAAAGCATCGGCAAGCATCAGTACCGTCCTAAACCGCCAAATATAGGTACAACCCCGCCACTCATCATCTGAACAGGAGCACTCCCAACACTCGCATTGTCACCAACCATACGACCCGGACCAGCAAAACCCTGCTGAGGTGGTGCCATCCCCTGCTGTGAAGGAGGAGGTGGACGCATAGCGCCCATCGGAACACCACCCTGCTGTGCAAAACTAGCGCCCTGTGGAGGACCGCCAATAGGCTGCTGCTGTGGTGGAGGTGCCATCTGAGGAGGAGGGGCCATCATCATCTGCTGCTGCTGTTGAGCCTGCTGCTTCTGCATGAAACTACTCTTGCGATTGCGTAACGAACTCTTAAAACCAGCACGGCCCTTCGCACTCCCACCATACCCACCAGCACTAGATAACTGAGGCTGCTGTGGAGCTTGAGGTCCGCCCATCGGAGGAGGCCCCATAGGCGGCTGACCCATCATAGGTGGCTGGCCCATCGGTGGAGCCATCCCACCCATATTAGGCATCTGTGGTGATTGACCAGATGGAGGCCCCATCGGCCCA